CTATCATTTAATCAACCCGCTCACTGACACGGTTTTTTACGTTGGTAAGGGTTCGGGGCGGCGCGATATCAGTCACCTTACTTGCGAGCTGAACCATCCCAAGAATGCGGTGATGGATAGGATTAGAGCCCAGGGTGCTGAGCCAATTGTCCGTCGCATCGCACACTTTTATGATGAGTATGATGCTCTGGCTTTTGAGGCGGAGCAGATTGCCAGCCTGGAAGGTCTCACCAACATCGATCAGAACCCATGCCCGCCCAGGGTGATTGGGTTGTTCTCCACACTCAATGACCTGGCTGATGGCCGCGTCTCATTGCGTACAGCCATTAAGAATCTACGTGTACTGAAGCCTTACGCTGATGGCGATCATCTGCTCATCATTGATCGTTATTTATCTTTTTTAAATCAACCGATTGCCTACAAAGTGTATGCCTAGCAGAGCCGGCAGTCCGAATAAGAACAAGGCATTCTTGCTGAATCGCTTACAGGATATGTACGGCGACGAATTCCATCCCATCATGCGTATGGCTGAGCAGGCCGCGAAACTCCACAATCACGCGGCTCAAAGCGAAGACACCAATGACCTAAAAGCCAGCATTGACGCCTGGGACAAGATCGCTCAGTACACAGAGCCAAAGCTCAAGGCTACTGAGATTGATCTTTACGCCGATGTCACTGTTGACCATCCAAATACCATACGCCTGGTGGCGGAGCTTCCTGACGATGAGTGAGGTGGCCATCAAGATGCCGCAGAAGATGCTGGAATTGTTCCAGGGTGATTACCGGTATCGGGTGGCTCACGGCGGCAGGGGATCAGGTAAGACTAGAACGTTTGCAATGATGGTCGCCTGGAAAGGCTACATATTCGCCAAGGAAGGAAGAAAGGGACAGATACTGTGCGGCCGCGAACACCTGAACAGCCTGGAAGAGAGTTCATTCACAGAGATCAAGGGCGCTATAGAGTCCGATCCGGTTCTAAGCGAGTTCTACTCATGCGGCGCCCGATATATTCGTACCAAGTGTGGAAGCGTAGATTTCTCCTTTGCTGGCTTGCGGTTAAACGTCAGCTCAATAAAGTCAAAATCCCGCATATTGCTTACTTGGTTGGACGAAGCCGAAGAGATCACAGAGGAAGCCTATCGAACGCTGTTGCCAACAGTACGCGAAGAGGGCTCAGAGATATGGATAAGTTTCAACCCGAAAGACGAAGAGAGTCCAACGTACAAAAGATTCGTTGAAGACCCGCCAGAGAACGCTATCGTTCGCCGCGTTAACCATAACGACAATCCTTATTTCCCCCAGGTGCTGAAGGATGAGTTAGAGCTGGACCGCAAGCGCCTGAAGCCTGAAGTATTTGCCCATGTTTGGGAGGGCGCCTGTCTTCCATACCAGGAAGGATCATATTACAGGCTTGAATTCCTAGCGGCGGAAAAAGAGGGCCGCTTGTTGGATCGCATTCACCTAGAGCGATCCGTCCCTGTAATTACCGCATGGGACTTAGGGATTAACGACAGCACTTCAATTGTGTTTGCTCAGCACGTTGGTAGCGAGATCAGGATCATTGACTTCTATGAGAGCAACGGCAAAGCGTTAGATCATTACGTTCAAGTGTTAAGAGATAAAGCCCATGAGCATGGCTATATCTACGGAACAGCAGTCTTACCCCACGATGCAAGAGTCAGAGAATTGGGCAGTGGGAAGTCACGGATTGAAATACTCGACGGGCTAGGGTTACGAGATGTGACTGTCACCCCACAGCTACGAGTGGACGATGGCATTGCGGCGGTAAGACTTGCTCTATCGCGGTGTTACTTTGACATGAGTAAGACCAAAGAGCTGGTGCGGTATCTGCGCCATTACCACAATGAGTATGACGAAAAGGCCAGGACGTTTAAGAGCAAGCCGGCTCATGACTTCAGCTCACATGCGGCTGACGCCACCCGCTATTTAATTACAGGCTATCGCGACACCACAAGCTGGGGCAGTACAGACGTACGCCGTCATTCTGACAAATGGGTTGCCTAATGGATTACGAAGAATTACAGGAAAACGTTGCTAAGTTTCTAGATCGCTCTGATTTAACCGAACAGATCCCTGTATTCATTGAGCTTGCAGAGGCGCGAATTAAACGTGACCTGAGAGATCGCCGCCAACAGGTGAGAGCTGAGGCTATGGTGTATAGCGAGTATATGCGCATGCCCTGCGATCACATTGAAACGTTGAGGGTGATTGTTGACGATAAGATTCTCCGCTTAGCCGACAAGTTCAACATCGAACGGTTTGAGCTGTTGGGACCTGTGGCGTTTTACCGTCACGTTGAGGATAAGTTTCAGTTTATGCCGCCACCTGATCCTGTGAAGGGCGCCAGGGTGGTTGTTGAGTACATAGCGGAAGTGACTAGATGCTCAGCGGACAACCCGACAAACTGGCTTCTGGAGCAGAGTCCGGATGTTTACCTTTATGGTGCGCTGATTGCGGCAGAAGGTTATCTGCATGATGACACAAGAATACCCCTCTGGACTCAGGCTTATGGCGAGGCAGTGCAAGCACTGAACGGCGCAAGCGATAAGGCAGAGCATTCCGGCGCCGCCCTTAGACTACAGCGGCATGGCATAGCGTGAGTGAGTGGAAGCCAATCGATGCGCCCGAGGGCCAGTGGTCATCTATTGAGGCCGGCTCTGATTCCGGTTGGGGCGCGGTCAGTGATGGCGGCAATTGTGGGGATTGGCAAGGAATCTCTAACGATACCGGCTGTGATGATTTTGATAATTGGCTCTGTTGGATTTTGGGCACTGGCCGCTGGGCTGATGCTTGTTTCTGGCGTGATCTTAGCCTTTGGAATGACGGCGTCAGAGATTATGAGCCGGTGGCCGCGTAATGGCTAAGATGCCTATCAGTCATATTCAGAATAACGAGGAGGGCTTATCTGTTAGGGATAAGCTCAACACGGTTATTGACCGCACCAACGCGACTAATGGAGTTGAGAGCCTTTTAGATGTCCACGTTAACGATAAGACAAACCCCCATGATGTAAAGGCGCCACAGGTTGGTTTAGATCCCGCCTTACAGCCTCTTGAGGCTCAGAACGTACAGGCCGCTTTGCAGTATCTGTGGGCGCGCAAGGGGGCGGGCATGGTCATATCGGCCACCGAGCCCACAGACGTTGAAACCGGAATGCAGTGGCTTGACTCCACAACTGCTGAAGTGTGGATATGGGATGAGGACAAGTGGTTGCAATTCCCAGTGGTTGGTGCCGATGGCGCCAATGTGCAGATTGAGGATCGCCCTCCAGAGAACGCGGAAGTCGGCGATATGTGGACCGATTACGGAACCACGGGCGAGCTTTACATATGGGATGGCCGATTTTGGGTAAGCATGACCGGCGACGGCGGGCCTAAAGTAATTGTCGGCGGCGGAGATGAAAACCCAGATATTGAGTTGCCAGAAAACCTTGTCTTTGACCGCGTTGAAGATGTTGATGACTTTGATAAGGCGCTCGCTAGGTTCATATCCACTGGCAACACGGGCAAGTGGGGCCGCATCAAGACTAGCGATATCGAAACGAACCCAGACGTAACTTTCCGCGACAGCAAGGGTCGGTTCAAGTCAACGAAGGAATATGAAGACCTCACCGACCAGCTAAAGGTCAATAGATTTCTGGCTGGCGAAATAGAACGCCAAGACGAAGCCATTGACGCAATTAACAATAGTGGCTACGACGATGCCGAGCTACGCGATCTTATTGCGGCGCTCCCACTAACTTCATCCATCGACGCGCCAGAAATATCGAAAGACGGTGAGCTTTGGTATGACGAGGGGCGACTTGAGCTGTTTGTCAGCTATCAGGACGGCTGGTTTCCCTGTTCGCCGCTAGGCGCACGGGTAGAGGCTGGAGAGGCGTTACAGGCGCAGATACTGTCAAGGGTAGAGGCAGGCGAAGCAAAGCAGGCGACTATCGAGAGTAGTGCGCTAAAGAAATCTGGTAGCAATACTGTTAATACATCGTGGCGCATAAAGAGTGACGGCAAGACCATCGTTTCTGGCGCTGAGTCGGGCAAGATTAAGATATACCACCTCGCCGAGCCCACTGACGGCGACCATGCCGCCACTAAGAGCTATGCGGACGGGAAGTTAAGCAAGGAAGGCGGCAGTCTGTCCGGCATTTTGAACATGCAGGATCACTACATTGCTGGCTTAAAGACGCCCAGCAGTGGAACTGATGCGGCTAACAAAGCCTATGTGGATGGCAATTTCATAGGCAGATCTTCTTACACCAATGTATATGACGATTGGAGTGTCAGGCAACAGAACGCAGACGGAAACAATCGCACACTGTTCAGCGCCACTGGCGGTGAGCTTCACGTTTATAACCTAAGCGAACCAACTGACACACACCATGCCGCCACAAAAAATTATGTTGATGGGATTGCCGACTTAAAGCTTGATCTTTCGGGCGGCACTAAGAGCAAGATGACCGGCAACCTGTACATGGGCGGTAACAAGATTGCTGGGGTTAAAGCTCCAGAGCTTGATACTGACGCCGCCAATAAAACCTATGTCGATGAGCGGGTTGCCGGCATTGACATCCCAAACTCTAACGGCCCAACTGACAAGCATAACGGCAATCGGTTTAATGTGAGTGGCGTGGAATCAAAGCAACTCAGCAAAGGCGATGTCATGTTCTTACAAGGCGCGGCCACGGTCACAAACCTGGGCACGATAGACGGCATTGCTTTGCCAGAAAATGAGTTTGAATGGGATAGATGTGCCAAGTCTGGTGTGGTCAAGGTAATGAACGGCGCGGAGCTTGCTGGTTATTTTAGTGTTTATGACATGGTGAAGAATGAGGGCCGCAACGTCATTCTCAAGGTCGAGCTTCTGAAGCTGGGGGATGACTACAACGTCAGCTATGAAACTGGGACGCCCTGCTACTTTCATGGTGTATTTTTCGCATGAGCCTGCCTGAGAAGCCGTGGACAGACGGTGACACTTTCGTCAACGAAGAGACGGGCGTTGAGTACACTTTTGATGGTGAGAAATGGTTAGCGTCTGGTAGCGAAGAGGCTGATCTGTCTGGCTTTGCTACTAAGGCGTTTGCTGATGAGGTTGACCGCACCAGCCAAATGCGCGATGAGGTGCTTGATAGCAAGATCGATCAGGAGTCCACACTAAACACTGCCGCCCATCTGAAGCTGGAGGATCAGATTCTGCGGTACTACGCTTGGTCTGTGGGCGACAATGAAGAGCTAGAAAAAAAGCTTGAGGCGGCTGACGCTGAGTTGCAGAAACAGATTACCGAGAACAAAGGTGCCTCAGAGTCTGGTGATCGGCAGTTACAGGAGCAGATCGATGAGTTACATAGATCTCCGGTTGCCCTTGGCACTCTTCGATGGAATGATTTTTCATGGGATAGCGGCAACATAGACGCGCTAGGCGGCACTGCTCGTTTTCATCCTGACCGAACAAAGATGGCTCTAAATCATGACACGCTCGACAGCGGCCGTGTTGATTGGGAAGCGGCCTTTGGTGATTACCCTGCTGAAATTGGTATCGGGGTAGAGGGCGAGACTTACCGCGCCATTATCAACTTCACCGGCACTGCCGGAACTAACAGGCGTGGCAAAAACTTTGAGATTGTTGAGAGCAATCTTCCTGCCGAGGTTACCCGCGATGCAGAGGTCACGTTCTACGATAGCTACCAAGAAGGCATCGTAACGAAAGAGTATGTTGATGACGGGGACAGGCAGTTACAAGCCGAGATCGACCAAGTCGCCTTGGCGCTGGAAACATTATTAGTCCAGAGAGAACACGGCAAGTGGAGTTACGTTGGATTTGTTGTTGACAACAGGCCATCTAAGCCGGGGGAGTGGGCTTTAGAGAGTGATATTTCTGAAGGCACAAACTACCTTGCTATCAACCAGGTTGACATGGACGGCGTCAGCCATGGCTGGGGTGATGTCTCAGTGGGAGACTATGTTGAGGTTGTCGATCTAGAAAACCCAAGTAACTACGCATTATGGGTGATTCAAGACGAGCCTGACGGCACCGGCTTTACGTGGTTTGAGGTAAAGCTAAAAGACAGGGGCGGCGAGTTCTCTGTTGGTGAAACCTGCGAGATACGCTTTTTCCAGGTCAATCAACAAGACCTGCAATTGGAAGATTTAGACCGGCGCTACTTAAAGAAGACTGGCGGCGATGACATGGAGGGGCCGCTCAACGTTAAGGCCCGCGGCAGCGACAGTCGAGCCACCAGCCGAATTAAGACCCTTGGCGTTTTCTCTGAGTCAGGCTCTGCTCTCCGCTTAGGGACTACGACTGACCGCGTTTACATTGAAGACGATAACACCAAGTTTAACGGTGGCATTCTGGTTAACAACATTGGCCCCAAGACTGATGACGGCAGAGGCGTCACGCTCAATGTCGAGGGAAGCAGCGACAAACATCTAGTTACCAAAAAGTACGTTGATAATGCGGTTGATGGTTCTGCCGCATCCGGCTCGCCAATAAGCGCAAAACTCATGGTGGGATTTCAGCTGTGGAGTGAAACCCGACTTGCGGAGGGTTGTTTCAATCTGCTGGATGAAAGCAAAAATCCCACGTCTAAGATTAAAAGCGCAAGGTTTCTTACGTTCCACATCATTCAAGGCTGGGATCATGTCGAGTGGTTTCAGCATGCCTTGAGAGGCAAAGGTCAAATACATCTTACGGATCTGGACGGGAAGTATCAGATGTCCAAGTTTGTGATGGGCGCTGAAAAGCACGATGCGTCAACCGGAGAATATCCTGCTGGTGCGCTGTGGTTTTTTGATCTAGAGGAATTCGGCCATGACCCTGATGTGACACTCAGCGGCGAGTATTTCATAGAGTTTGATAGCTGTCTGGAGGCCGAGTGACATGGCAGGGAAACCTTCAAAGTGGTCAACCGATGTCACCATCACCTCAATGGAAGAGGATGATGAGTGGAACCTTATGAGCATGGATCGTGCTGAGACTCGGCGCCACTTTGAGCACAATGAGATTCAGAGCCCGGAAGACAAAGAGTATGAAGATATTAAAAGCAATGAGAGCCGGCTACGAGGCTTTCATGAAGACCCTAACCCAAGAGGAAAAACCTTTAGGAGAATCCGATGAAGGGATGGAAGAAGACAGCCAACCGCGGCCAAAGCGGAGCTCGAAAAAAGCAAAAGGCAGCGGGGGATCACAGCGTCGGCCGAGTAAAGCAAAAGCAGGGAGCCGAGGCAAAGAAAAGTAGCCTTGGGTTCGCTGGCAACAATACTGTTGGCTTGGGCGACAAGCGCCCGGGCCGTGACAATATCACGGGGCCTCTGAAGGGCAGCTGAGCTATGGATAATGAATTTCGCAGTCTGGTAAAGCTGCTGGAGTCTCAAGTCCAGGAAGCGCACACCGCATCGTTTGATGTGAGTTCCCAGCGCTCCCGGAACCATCGTATGTATTCGATGGAGCCCCTGGGCAATGAGGTGAAGGGCCGCAGCAAGTACATCTCCCCGGATGTGCAGGATGCCGTTGAATCTAAAAAGGCTATATTCAGTGAGACATTCCTGACTGACCGTGATGCCGTTAGGTTCAGTGGCAGCAGCGTGCCCTATGAGGATGACGCTAAGACTGCCTACGTCAATGCGGTATTCCGCAAGAACAACTACGAGAGACTTTTCCGAGATGCTTTCCACGATGCGTTCGTGGCGAAGCGTTGCACCGTCTTGGTCGAGTGGGTGGCTTCAACCAAATCAGAAACCGTTGACATACAGGGG